GAACGATCATTTTTAATCCTCTTGCAGCAATTTTTAGACCTCTTTCGTCTGTCATTGCAGCAATATCGATTAATGATTGCTCTAATGAAGTTTCATTCAAGTCAGCTTGAGTTGCTAACGTGTTTGATACAGTGCCCGCGATTGTTGGGTGAGCAGTGTTAAATAAAGAAACACCGTCTCCAGAATCAAAATTATCCGTAGTTGGTAAACCTTGGATAAGCGGATCTACTGCTTTGATTTGTTTAGTATTTGCCATGGATCTAGCTAATGCTTTTGTATATCTAGACGCAAGTCTGTCATACAAGTTGTCCTCGATCGCTTCTTCAGTGATCGCGAACGCAAGCGCAACAGTTTCCATAGTGTATCTAGCTGTGTAAGTTTCTTGAGCATTGTCAAAAACTACGCCAGAACCTTCAGGTTTAACTGCAGCATTTGCAAAACCAGATAACATAACTTCTTCTTCAAACGCTCTGTCTGAAGTTTCTGTTGCGTATATCTCAGCATGCTGATTCTCATAACGTTTGTATTCCAGTCCGAATAGTGCATTCAGGCCTGGTTCTAGTTCCTTAACTAGTTGTCCTCGTGATATAGCCATATGTTTTTTCTCCTATTCTAACTATTATATACCGTTATTTTTAGCGTTATACAGGTGCTCGTTGATCATGACAACAAAGTTCAAATTAGCAGCGCCAATTGTATTGTTCTCTACATCAGTTGAGATACCTGTTACTTTTAATTGAGCCGTACCAGTTGTAGATGTACCATGATTAAGTTCCGATTTCGAAACGTTATTCGCAGAATCTCCAGCCGTTACTTCGATGTTGAAATTCTTGAACACATCTGTCTGCGCGTGCGCAGAAGTTTTGTTCGATTGAATCTCAAATCTTTCGTACGGATCATCAGCTACGAAAGCTTTAATATCACTAGCCGCGATTGATCCCGGATAGTTATTAGCAAACGTAGGCTTACTAGTTGTTGGATCAGTGTAAAAGACACCATTGAGTGATCCAAGAAGGAAAGCTTCAGAAGCTGCAGCTTGGTGAATTGTACCAGCCGCTGTTGCTGAAACCGCATCTTGGAAGAAGATTTGAGTAGTATCACCAGATGATATACTGTACTCTCCTAAACCCTGGTTGTCTCTATTCTGACCGACTTTGCCGATAGCTCTTAAGCCAAAAGCAGCGTCTTTGTTTGTTTTTGCCATAGAGGCCTCCTATTAAATGTACCTGCCCCGAAGGGCCTCCAGTACGGGTTTATGTTATCTCGATGGTTTGTGAATTCCTAAATTAGGATTTCTTTGAGCCACCAAAAGTAACACGCGATTGTCTATCAATATTGATAGGCATGCTTGGGTGCTCTTCCTTCATAAGATCGTTATCTGCTGCTTCAACTTTTTCTGCATGCTGTTTAGCATAGTATTCTTGTCGTTGTTGCGCGATCTCCTCAGGTACCCTAGCGAGCACTAGGCCGCCAACACCGATGGTCCCTTTATATTTTCCGTCCTCTACGATTGGATAATCAGTATCTGGATATTCGTCAGCTCTCACTAATTCGTATCCTGATCTTATTCTTCCAGCGACGTTTTTAGTGTCTTGGAATCCTAAAGATTCAACTCTTATCCATCTGTGCCTAAAACCTGTAGGCGCCGGTGGAGCATCTAATGCTGATGGTGGAGTCCAAACTTTTTTATGAGCTGTTTTTTCTCTAGTCTGACTCGCACGAGAGGTTTTCTTTTCGTTATTATTTTCCATATGCTTAAGCCTCCTTCGTGATGTTTAATTGTTTCGCATATTCTTCAAGTGGCACACCTAATTTTTTAGCGATTGTGACCTGCGATGGTGTGAGCCTCACAGTTTTGCGACCTGATCTTGTACTTCGCTTCGCTGAAGCTACTGTCTGTACTGGCCTGGTCGTTTCTTTTTCAGCCGTATCGTTATTACTACCAAATTTATGAGGAAATTCAAGTCTTATTCTCTTATCAATTTCAGCATAATATTCGTCACTTGAAGGATCATAACCTTGATCAGTTAATGTTTTATGTAGATCAAATGCAGTATAAGTCATCGCACTATCCTTACCGAACCATGTGTTTCTCTCACTCCATGCTTCAGCTTTAGGATCTGGAGTTCCTCTAGCTGCTGTTTCTCTATTTAAATTAACTTCAGGTCTATTTTCCTTTTGTTGTTTTTCAAAAGCTTCTTGGGCTAATTTAGTTTCAGCCAATTTAGCTTTTTTATAACCATAATCAGATATAGACGCCAAAGCCTCTGCCTCAGCTCCAAGATCGTTAGCTTCTCGTGCTGCAGCTAGTTTAGCTTTTGCTGCTTCCATACCTGTTTTTATACTATCTTCAGTTACAGCTACAAAGTCTGGCTTCAATTTAGAAAGTTCTGCCTCAGAGTTTTTTTTATCTCTTAAAACTCTTTGAGCATAAGTAAGAGCTTCCTCTTTTTGACGTTCTGCTTCTCTCCATTTTTTAGTTAACTTTGCTATTCTCTTCTGTACACTATCAGAGTAGTCTTTTAATTCTGTATCATCTTTCTTTTCTTCTAATTTAGTTTCTCTTTCATTTTCGTAAGTTTTATCCTCTGGTTTTTCTTCAACTACAGGTCTTACTGTTGGCTCTTCAACTGGAGCTTCTTTCTGTTCTACAATTTCTTCCTCTTTAACCTCAGGTACATCAACATCCATTGCTGGACCGGAAGTGTCAATGTCAACTGTTTGTTTCAGATCATTTGTATCTGGCATAGGTTTCTCCTTCTATGTTTAATATTGATGAAGTATATCTTCGGGGTTATCTATAGTAGCTAATACTTCATCATCATTTAGCAAACGTACTTCACCCCCGTCAATTTGAATTCTAGATCCTGCATAACGTGCAAAAATTACCCAGTCGCCTTTTTTACACCAAGGTCCTTCTGGATATCTGTCTTTATCATTATAACAATCTGGTCCTTGTGCTAAAATAAGACCACAAGTAGATCCGACTTGTTGTCGTTCTAAAGTTTCTTGTCCCAAATAAAGTCCACCTTTAGTTTTTTCTTGCATCTTAAAAGGTAAAACTAACATTCTCCAACCAGTTGGTCTGGGTAGTTTAGTTGACTCTTTTGTTTTTAAACGCTCATAAGCGTCTACTTCTTTTTTATTTTCTTCTTTGTTTTCTTTTTCGTACTTCTCGGCCAAAGCATATTTAATTTTTGGTGTCGAGTTTGATGACTGTTCCTTTTTCATCGTCTTGCTCCTTTTTATTTAGCAGGTTAGAGATTTCCTGTAAAGTTGTTATGCACGTATGTGCTTGTCCCAACATATACTTATATTTTTCCATATTGTCAACTGTACCTGACATCATGGCTTCCCCTATGTTATGGTATTTTTCTTTAAGTAATTTTTGTATTCTAGTTATTACGGTTAGTTCGTCCACGTTTCATCTCCTTAATATGTTTCTTAATAGTCTTAGACTGTTTCTTGTGTAACTTAGAAGCTTTATTTAAAGCTTTAGCTACCTTCTGTAGTTTTTTCATATTAACATTTCCATCTTCTTCTTGCCTGACGGATACGTGAGTTAGGATCGTTACGTGTTTTTGCTGATGACCTTTTTAATTGTCCTAGTGATCTAGCGCAGTATGATTTTCTACGATTAGCAGCTTTTGATCCTGGCTTCACTTTTCCAGTCACGGCTGTTTTTAATTTAGAACCTGGGTTAAGTCTTCTATAAGCTTTAACTCCAGCCTCTGTCATTCCAGCACCCTTTTTAGTGGGTCTAAAATTTTTTTTATTTCTAGAAGGCATTGAGCCTTTATTATATAATTCTCTTGGCATTTGTGATCTTGATATCATTACACCAAACCTTTGTAATACTTTTTATAACTTGGATTACCAACTTTAACACCACCTAAATCTCCAGATATATAACTACCTGTATAATTTCTTTGTGCTTGTTTTACCATTGAATTTTCACCGGCTGATCCACCTAAATATTTTTTATTTCTTTTTGTAAAAGTTGCAACGTTAGTTGGTTTACCACCTGGATTACCTGCTGCTCGTTTTCGTTTGACAGCACTCGCCTTTTGTGAGCTTGTCATTCGTGTGGCTTTTGCAAGTGGTACGCATTTTGGATATTTCCTCTTTGAGCCTTTGCTTCTCCCGCAAGGTTGATATTTTCCGTTCTTCTTCGGAGCTCCAATGTCTACCCATTTCTCTTTCACCCATTCTCTTAATCCTTTCTCGGCCATTATACATCAACCATTATCGTTAAATCTTCATCAACGATTAGGCCTCCGTTAGCAGCTTTTTTTCTTTTCTTGCCACCGGGTGTAACTTTACCTGAACAAACAGCTGATGCGTACATGTTAGCATATGCAGAAGGGTAAACTTTAAATTTACGCTTCGCTGCTGCTTTACCTCTAGGACAAAGTTTTGCCATTATGCTCTACCTCCACGTTTAAAATATTTTTTTCCTCGCAAAGCCTCTAAACGTGCGGAAGGCTTTGTAGGTTTCTTTTTTTTCTTACCTTGCAAAGTTTGTAATAACTTTTTAAGTTTTTTTTGAGACATTATCTATTGATCTTGCCTTTTTTCTTCATAGCTGAACCAAACTTACCATAAGACTCATCTCTAGAAGCTTTTAATTGCTTCTTAGTTCTTTTCTTTTTGATTCTCATTGCGATGGATTCGTCTTTTCTAGCGTTGTAGCCTTGTTTTTTCTTACCAACTTTTCCACCTTTTTTGTACATAGCTCCACCTCTCATACCCATATCGTCTTCGTAGTATCCTGAAGCCATATCTTTTCTAGCAGTAGACATTTTTCCACCACCCATTTTCATTGCTCTTCCACCAACTTTTAAAGCAAGTCTTGGTTGAGCTACTTGTTTATTAAAGTATCTATTTGCCATTTTTATTTCCTCCGTTTCTAAAAATTTGCGTCCCCTTTATACCATAAATCGACGCAACGACAAGGATCCAAAGATTTGTGAACCATGTCGGGAGCGACTGGAAATGTTCAAAGAAGATTTTTATTTTGTCCATAGCTTGAACGTCGTCTGAGAAGACACCATATGCGAGCACCACGATAGGCAACGTAAGGATAATTAAAACCGCTTCATCCTTATAATCTGTTTGTCTAGCCTCTAACAATTTTCCTTGGTAAGCTTCCTCACCACGGGCTTGTCTTTCAGCATGCAATAACTGTGCATCTGACATTGCGATCTTTGCCTTCTGCTTGTTAGCGTAAATTTTACTTCCAGCAGAAACGGCTAATTTAATTGCCGATAACCACATACTAGTACCACTTAGCTGTTTTCTTTTTGTCCTTAAGCATTCTTTTTGTACCTCTTACTTCTGCTACATCTCCAGTTGGTATGTAATTTCTTGGCATACCATCTGCAGTAGTTACAGATCTAGGGTCCAACTCAATATTTTGAGATGGAATGCTTACATCGACTGACTGTGTAAAAAACTTATCGTCTTTTTTTGCCATGTGTCCTCCTATTTTTTTCTTAGTTTACCTAATGTTATAGCAAAACGAGCTCTTTGTCCAAGTTTTCCTGGTTTCTTAGCCGCTGCTTTTAATTTTGACTTAGGGATTGTCTCCCCTTTTTTAATTCCTAAAGATTTTCTTAATGATCCAGGTTTTTTTATTGATTTTTGAATAAATTTTTTATCTTTTGCCATTTTTCTTCTTTTTTGTTTTAGGAATTACACCTCTAGCCATCAAGATGTCTTTTTTTGTAACTTTTCCATCTCCAGAAACATCAGGAAATGATTTTTTCTTCTTTGTCATTTTTTTTCTCATCGATTTTCTCCTTCATATTTTTCGATTTCAACACTTGGCATCATTTTATCCACATTTGGAATAGATTTACTCAAGATTGTCTTTTCAATTGATGTATTAGCTCTTAGTTTTGCCAACTCTTCGTTCTGTTCTAGTTTTTCATCAGTGTTTTGTTGGTTCATCATTGCTTTCATACGATCAAGATCAATTCTTTCCTGACCTTCACGTTTTTTACGTTGATTATCCATAGCTCTAAGGTCTAATTCTCTTGCTCTTAACTGTGCAATTGGATCATTTCCAAAACCAGAAGTAACTTGTTTCTCTTCTTTTAAGAATTCTTCCATCATCTCAGCAATTAACACAGCTTTTCTAGCTTCAATTTTTTGTTGAAGCTCTTGACCTTGCATTTGTGTAGCAGGGTTTTGCATTAACATCTGTAATTGTGGTAGTTCTTCTCTAAACTCTAACTCAATTTGTTCTTGAGCCATTAAACTAATGTGTTCAAAAATATTTTTTTCCATAGCAGCAGTTACCATTGGATTATTTCTAGCCATATTAGTTGCCATAAAATTTAAATGCGAAGTGATGTGTGCTCTATGATCTTGACCAGGGAAAGCTTGAAAAGGTTTTCCAGATAAAGCCATAATATTTTCTAGACTTGGATCAAGTGGTGTTGGTTGTTGTGGCTTAACTAATATTTGATCAATGTCTTTCACACCTAATGCTTCATACATATTTCTATATGCATTGTACATATTGTGCATTTGTGGATTAGATGTTGCCAGCTGCAACTCCGTTTGCGCGAGGGATATACGCTGAGTTTGTGAAAAGATGTTGGGATCGGCAACTGGCACTATATCTACTCGATCATCAAAGTCCTGTTGTTTAATCATTCTTTGACCCCCAACTACGTCGTACGGATATTCCGGTGGTAGATATAATTTGAATACTCTTGCTAATAATCTAAATTCTTGTTTAAGAGCAGAATAAATTCTTTTGTGTATAGCTGACATAGTTCTTGATCCTCTTTCAAGAAGAGCAACGGTTGTTCCTACAGCAGCTTGTTGATTACCATCACCAACTTGTAAATCTGCAATCGATGCAAATCTCTGACCAGCTTGTACTACAATACCCATTAAGTTTAATAAAGTTGCAGAAGGTTCTTTGAATGGCAACATCATGAATGAATCTTTTAAGTTACCACCAGGAGCATCTACATCTCTAAACTCACCAGGTTGTATTGACTGCGCATCATCTCTAATTCTAATGCCACGCATTTTAAATCCTGCGGGTAGGTTGGAGAGCGTACCCGCATCCAATAATTGACGAAGAGCTGCAGTTGCAGTTCTAGACAGACCACCAATCATATGGATGAGACCGAAGCCATAAAATCCTAAACCCGGTAAAAATTTAAAGTGGGTAAAGTATGGAATTTTAATTTTTTTCGGATCTCCAATTTCGTAATTTCTTCTAATTGATAAAACTTTTCTTGTAGCTAATTCTACAGTTACAATGTATGGAATTTTTATTCCTGAGGGTTGACCTTGATCATCAGTATGTTCAAAACCTTCTAGATCTAAATTAACATGACATTCTAATAAAGTATAAATGTCTTCGTCTTTAGATTTTCTTTGACCTTCAAGTTCTCTTTCTTTTTTCTCAACATCGTTTTCTTCATAACCGGGTGTACCTAATTCTATATCTAAATAAAAACCAGCAACCTGTTGTTTTCTTAAATCGTTTTTAGAAACTTTTAACCGGTGAATGACTGCCTCCGCATCTTCTAATGAGGTAGCTGAATACGGGACAATCAAATCGTCCGCCGGTACAAACTTTGATATAGCTCTTCCCTCAAGTTCATCATAATAAACTTTTTTAAATGCTGAACCTGCAAGAGGTAAATAGAAAAGCATTTGATCAAAGTCGGGCTCATAGTCTTTCATTTTTTCCATGAGCTCGTAATTCATATAATCTTTAACACGATTTGCTTGTTGTGTTTTTTCTGGAGTGGCTGCACCTATTACTTGTGTTCTAATAGGTCCATTAGCTGGTAATAATTCTTTGTAAGCTAACGCTTGAAATTGTGTGACTGCTTCTGCTAAAACTGGATGCGTTGCACCTGATGCTCCTTGAAAGGGTTCTGTTCGCATATCGTATTTGAAACCAAGTAAGTCTAAACCTTTTGTATAAGTTTGTTCCCAATCTTTTCTTGATGCGTTGTAGTCATTGTACTTACCTGTAAGGTCAGATCCTAATGCACCCAACACTTCATCCGGTAAAAATTCTGCTAAGTTTGCGTAATGCTCATCACCACCTTCTGGTGATGCTGCGTTTGGATCGAAGTCTACTTCAACTGATCCATCTTCTTGTTCTGTTACTTCAACGGGTCCTGGAGCTTGTTCCTCGGCTTCAGTAGAAACTTCTACTGCTTCTCTAATCTCTTCTTCACCCGGAATATTAACGCTGCTTCTTGGACCTTGCGTCAAGGACTTGTCTATTTTGTCTGCCATTTATTTTCTCCAATTTAACTGTTTTAACAGTATTATAATTAATATTCAACCCCTGAGGCGTGGGTCCTGATTCAGGCGGCAGGAGCCAGGTTTTAGGGTAGCTTGGTGTTTTTGATCTGGTCATTGTATTTCCCGAATGTTGTGTTTTTTCCTACTTCTTCAAAATCGTCTTGAAATTTACTTAAAGTTATACCTGCTTGTTCTTCAGAATATCCAGGTACATTTCTTCTTTTGTAATTATCCAAAGCCACTAAAGGATCTCCAGAATCTACAGCCATTGCTTTATCAAGCAGAGATAATTCTATACCTTGTTCTTTTGCTAAAGCTTGAGCATCAAACAAAGCTTTAGTTCCTATGGCATATCCTATTGGCTTAACAACTTTACCAACTCCTTTTAAAACTTTACCTGCTCCTGAAAGTATTTTATCTTTTACTCCGGTTTTTGAAAACTTTAGTGCATCTGATTTGATTTGTTTTCTTAATGCACTTGCTTGTTTATTTGTTAAATCTTCTAATTTTATTCCTGGTTGTTTTTGATTACTACCTCCAATTTTTTCAGAAGCTATGTTTATTACAGTTCCGTATTCATCAGTTACAGGTACAACTTTATTAAAACCAATTAGGTTTCTATATTCTTTAGGTAGGTCTTTAACAGCTTTTTTAATAATTGATTCACCCTCACTATTTAATTGATCTATTTTTTTTAAATAATCTTTAGGTTGATTATTAAATAAAGTAGAAATATTATCTGCTATGTCATTTAATTTTCTATTATAAGGAGCAAGAGTTCTATTCATTTTTTCAGAAATAACTGCAATATCATTTGTATCTAAAGGAATTTCACCACCAATATTCATGATGTGATGAAACTGAAAATCTTTAGTTCCTTTTTGAAAAAACGGAGCGTTTCTTTTTAAAGCTTTTTCTCTTTTAACTTGATAAACTGGTTTACCTTCTTCAGTAACACCAAGACCTTCTGGACCTTTTTTTCCACCAGTAGTTGTTCCTTGTCGAATACCTCCTCTTTCTCTTCGTGTTAAAGATTTCCAAAGTTCTTCGCCTTTTTTATTATATTTATCTCCATATACTTTTTCAGATATTTCTATTTCAGAGTTAGTGGGTTTACTTATTCTTTTGCTTTGATCTCTTGCACCACCACCTTTATTTGCTTGAGATATTTTTACAGCTTCATCAAACTCTTCTTTAGTATCAAAAAATCTTCTAGCTCTTTCTCCATCTATTATACTTCTTAAAACATACTTACCTTTATTAGGTCCTGTTTTAAGTAATCCACCTTCAACAAGCTCTTCACGCTCCACATCTCCAATACCTTCTACAACTCCACGCAGTCTTTGTTTTTGTGATAAATCTTGGTAATACGATTTTAAATCCTTAACAACTTTAATTGCTTCATCAGCAGTGAAAGTTCCATCAGCGATTCCTTGTTTAGTAAATTTGTCTAAGGCAAGTCTTATGTCATTAACAGGTAAAGCATTACCTGCATAGGCTGCCATATAAATATCTGCTTTGTCTTTAAATTCATTTAGTGTGAAAGGTTTTTCTTTGGGTGTAGTTCCATCAGCTAG